AGACCGCAGGGGAGAGATTGACGCTGTATCTGCCGCCTAGCGACACGGTTCGATTGTTCGACGGGGTTCAGTTCTTTACCGCGCAAGCGCCGGCGCAACGAACGTACTACTATATCGGCGGTTCCGAGGGTTCGTTCACTTCTGCCGCCGATTGGTCGCTCCGGCGCGGCGGGGTTGCGATTACGGAGCCGCCTGTCGTGGCGGGGCAACGGTTTATCGTCGGGGATATATCGTCAGGGGAGTAACCTATGCCGTACAAAGACCGCGCGGCGGCGAAGTCGCCGCTGACGGTATGCGCTTCCGCGCAGAGAATGTATCAACGCTCCCGTTGGTCGCTCCTTTATGAGAGGGTTTAATAAGGCCCCGCGTTCCGCGTTTTGTCGGGAGCCGAAATGCCATACAAAGACAAATCAACCTACACCGCGAAACATCGGGAACGGTCGAAACAACAGGCCGAACGGAGGCGGCAAGAGGTCGCCGATATTGGCGAGATTCCCGCCGTCGTCAATCCGAAACGGCGACGACGAACGACGCGCTCGTTTCGGGTGTTTTGCGAAGAATACTTCCCGGACGTGTTTTACTTGAAGTGGTCGCCGATTCATTTGGAGACGATCAAGGCGATTGAGGATTCCGTATGTCGCGGGGCGATACAGGCGCTCGCGCTTCCGCGCGGGTCTGGGAAGACGTCGCTCTGTCAAGCCGCTATCGTATGGGCGATTCTTACCGGGCGGCGACGCTTCGGGGTGCTGATCGCGGCGAACCAATCCCGCGCGAATCAACTTCTTAACGACATTAAAACTTGGTTAGAGACAAACGAACTGCTGCTAGAAGACTTTCCCGAAGTCGTTTATCCGATTAGGAAACTGGAAGGGATTTCGCAACGCCAGCGCGCGCAGACGTATCACGGGGAGAAAACGGCGATCGATTGGAAAAGCGGCGTACTGGTGCTGCCTACCATTCCCGGCTCGAAGTCGTCCGGCTCGCGGCTCGCGGCGATTGGTTTAACGTCGTCGGGGCTACGCGGATTGTCGGCGGCGACGCGCGAGGGGGAGAAACTTCGACCTGACCTTGCCCTTGCGGACGACCCGCAGGACGCGGAAAGCGCCGATTCGCTCGAACAGACGGAGAACCGCGAGAGAATCATCAAGGCAGACGTCCTCGGCATGGCGGGGCCGGGGCGCAAGATAGCGCTCCTTATTACGACGACCGTGATACGCGCCGACGATTTAGCGGATAGGCTTTTAGATCACAGTAAGAACCCTGAATTTCGGGGGAAGCGGTACTCCCTTGTCGAGGGGTTGCCCGACCAGATGGATATGTGGCGGCGATACGCCGACCTACGCGCTATCGACCTAGAGTCCGGGGGGGCAGGCGAGACGGCGACGGCGTACTACAAGAAGAACCGCAAAGAGATGGACAAAGGGTGCAAGCCCTTGTGGAAAGAACGGTACAACAAGGACGAGATTTCAGCCGTTCAGAACGCAATGAATTTGTTCTTTCGCGACGAGGCTTCCTTTCGCTCGGAGTATCAAAACGAGGCGACGGACGCCACGCCGAACGCGACGATTATCGACGCCGTAATCGTCAACAACGCGCTCAACGACAAACCGCGAGGCTGGATTCCCGCCGAGGCCGACTTCCTTACCGCGTTTATCGACGTTCACAAACCGCTCCTATATTACGCCGTTTGCGCGTGTTCGCGCTCCTTTGACGTGACGCTCGTAGATTACGGAACTTACCCAAAACAACAACGAGCCGTGTTCAGTATGGACGACGCCTTTCCCGACCTGTTTATGTCAGGGCAGACAAACGCGCTGGAACAGGCGGTCTATCGGGGGCTGGACGCGCTTGTGAATCAGCTCTTTGAGCGCGAGTATATCCGCGACGACGAGACGTCAATTCAAATTGAGAAAATGGGAATCGACGCGGGCTGGACACATCAGACGGTGCTGAACTTCGTTCGGGATTCGAGCCGCCGCCCACTCGTCTATCCGAGCCTTGGGCGATATTACGGGGCGGCCTCAAGGCAGATCGACGAGTATACGACCGCGCAATCGACGAGGCGCGGAGACCACTGGCTCTTTTACCGCGACGCGGTTAAGGCGCCGACAGGCCAGACGATTTTCGATACGAACTACTGGAAGACGCGGCTCCTCAACGGCCTCAACTCCCGCGCCGGAGACCCTGCCCGTATTCGTATCGACGGACAGTTTGAGGAACATCGGCTCTTATTAAAGCACCTTGGGGCCGAGTTTATGATGGTCGAGGAATCGGGGGGCGTTCGCAAGGAAGTGTGGAAGCCGAAGCGAAAAGGCTGGTCGGACAACCACTTGCTTGACTGCGTCGTCGGCGCGCTCGTCGCGGCGTCGATGAACGGCGCGACGACGCTCGCGTCGCCCCCGGAACCGCGCAAGAAACGACGCCGGAGATCGTTCGCCGATATGGCGAGGATATACAACAAGTTAAATAATAATCATGGAGAATGATTATGACTCCTGAAGAAAAAGAGAAATTGCGTGAGACGATTCTCGCGCCGAAAAAGGTCACGACCGATTCGGGAACCGTCGAGGAACGTTCCATCGACGACGTTAAAAAAGGTTTAAAACTCCTCGACGAGATCGACGCGACGGAGAATAAGAAACCGCTGATGAAGCGCGTCGGCGTTTACGGAAGATACAACTACTAGGAGTTGACCTATGAGACTCTTTTCAAAATATCGCGCGATTCGCAGAGAACAGGATAGACAGGAACAGCTCGAAGCTCACGGGTGGGTCAATACGAACAATCCCGCCGACGCGGGGAGCTGGCGCGGCGCGTCTTTTCTTTCCGTCAACGCCGCGCTCTCGCCGGAGAAGCGCGCGGAATACCGGCGCAAGGCCCAGCTCGTCGTCGAGAATAACGCCTACGCCGCAGGCGCCGCGTCCGCCGTCGTCTCCGCCGTCGCCGGAACTATGCCGAGGCTACAGCTCGCCGACGAGACGGCAAGCTCCGAGGAGCTGACGAATATTGAAAACGAATTTTCCGAGTGGGCGCACGAGATTAACCTCCCGGATAAGCTACGCGTCATGCGCTACGCCCGTTTCGTGGACGGCGAGACGTTCGCGATTCTCTTTACGAACCCCAAGCTCGCGGTCGATTCGGACGTGACGCTCGACGTCGCCGTCGTCGATTGCGCTCGCGTCACGTCGGGGCAGATGGGGAAATTGGATTCGCTTTTAGGCGACCCGAACTTTGACGACGGGATTCTCTTTGACCAGTATGGGGAGCCAGTCTCCTATCGGATTCTCAACTACAACCCCGGCGATTCGATCGCCGTCAAGGTCGCGACCGCAAACGTCTACCCTGCCGCTAACGTCTGCCATTGGTTCAAAAGGTTTGCGCCGGAACAGCGTCGCGGTATTTCTGAAATCGCCCCGTGTATCGACCTGTTCAACCTTATCGACCGCTATTCCAAAGCCGTCGTGCAAGCCGCCGAGACCGCCGCCGACCTTGCCATGGTCATTCACACAGACGCGGTCGAGGACAATGAGGCGGAAGTCGATCTCAACGGCAACCCCCCCAAGGGGAAGAAAAGTCCTGTCGGCGACGACGAGCCGTTCGTGCAATTCCCGTTCTCGCGCGGCATGACCGTGACGCTCCCGGACGGTTGGGACGCCAAACAAATCTCAGCCGAGCAACCGTCCAACAGTTACGGTATGCTCGTCGACGAAATCCTCGCGCAGATCGGCTCCGCTATCAACGTGCCTAAACTCCTGATGAAGAACAGCGCGGAGAATTACAACTACTCTAGCGCGCGCGTCGACCTACAGAATTTCCAGAACGCCGTTCGCCTCGACCGCGACTCCCTCGTTCATCATGTTCTCAACCCGATATGGCGAGCGTGGTTCCTCGAATATCGCGCCGTTCATTCCCTTTCCTTCGCGCCGCGTACGACTTGGTACTTTGACGGATTTTTCCATGTCGACCCGTTGAAAGAGGCGAACGCGCAAATCGCTCGCGTTAACGCCGGTCTCTCGTCGCTCGCCTCCGAATACGGCGCGCGCGGTATGGACTGGGAACGGGAACTCCGACAGATCGCGCGGGAGAAAGCCTTTATCAAGGAACTGGAAACACAGTACGGAGTTAAGCTGACCGAAGACGGACTGACGACTACGCTTGACACGACGACCGGCGACGAGGAAAAATAAAACTCAAAAATATAACCCCATCCCCCCGTTATGGTCTTGACGTCGGGAAAATAATTGTTATATAAGATTTAGCCTGTCGTATATAAGGGGCTGAAAATGAAAGACAATCTGCAATATTTACAGGCAAGCGTCGAGTTTCTCAAGAGCGCCGACGCTGGCGAGGACGGGAAAGAAGGGGGCGGGGGGCTTCCTCGTTTTCGTATCAAAGCGAACGCCGGAAGCCGTATGTTCCTCGGAGACGGCGATTACGTTATCAATCTCGCAGGCGCCATAAAGCAACATGACGCTCGCGCTATCCCTATTCTTTACGGTCACGACTGGAACCAACAGCTTGGTCACGGCACGTCGATTCAAATGGACGAGTCCGGCATTTGGATTGACGGCGTCGTCTCCGTTCCCACCGAACGCGCTGTCGCATGGGCCGAGTCCGCGAAGAACGGTTTCCCATGGCAAGCGTCTATCGGATTCTACGTCACAGAGGGCGTCGAAGTCGCGCGCGACGAGGAATATGAGATTAACGGTCGCGTCGAAAAGGGCGGGTTTGTCGCCGCGAACGCCATCGAAATCTGGGAGTGTTCCGTCGTTACCTTCGGAGCCGACTCCGGCACCGCCGCTAACATAACCGCGTCGTTAAACAAAAACCTTAAACACATGGAGGGCAAAACAATGCCAGAACCAGACGATGATCTCAAGCAAGGGAAACAGACGCCCACGCCGGAGCCGACGCCGGAACCGACGCCAGAGCCTACGCCCAAGCAAGCCGACGCCGACGCGGAACTTGAAAAGCTACGAGCCGCGCGCGTCGCCGAGAACGAACGTATCGACAAGCTCGAAGCGCTCGCCAAGAAGTACGACGACCGAGAGTTCCTCAACCAAGCGATCAGCGAAGGTTGGAACGTCGATAGGTTTGAGCTTGAAACGCTCCGACACGCTCGCGCCAACGCGCCGACTCCGCAGGGGACGCCGAAGGAACTCAACCTCGCCAACGTCGCCGCCGCCGCTATGCTCCGCGCCGCAGGTCGCGACCCGTCCAAATCGAAACGCTTTGCGCCCGACGAACTTGAGGCCGCCTCTCGCGTACGCGGATATGATTTCCGCGCGATCTTCGAGGCCGCGACCGGCTTCGCGCCGACCGAGGCCCAGCGCGCGAACGTCGGCGAATGGCTGACCGCCGCGTCGAACTCGTCGATCTCGACGTACAACCTCAATAACGTGCTGTCCGTGACCGGCGACGTTATCCTCGAAGGGGAACTCGGAGTCTTTGAGCGTCGGTGGGAGCCGCTGTTCAAGAAGTCGTCTGTGAGCGACTTCAAGAAAGCGCAACGCTACCGCATGGATTCGTCCTTCATGTTCGACGAAATCCCCGAAGGGGCCGAGATGACCCACGGAACCCAGAGCGCCGAAGGTTGGGAGATTCAGGTCACGACCTACGGCAAGCAGTATGTCATCGGACGCAAGTCGATGATTAACGGCGAAACGCTCGGCGTCTTCTCCGACATTATGCAGAAGCTCGCCATCGGCGCGACTCAACGTCTCAACCACGATTGCTGGAACCTCGTCCTCAATCCCGGAAACGCCAGCGACGGAACCGCGTTCTATCACGCGTCTCACGGCTCGCTTATTACGTCGAAGCCGCTGACGCTCGCGAACCTCGGCGAAGCGATCTCCGCGTTTATGATTCGTAAGAAGGGCGCCGACACGCCCCTTGGCATTGAGGCGAAGTATCTCCTCGTGCCGCCGAGCTTGCTCCCGACCGCGCGCAATATCCTCACGTCAACCGAGATTGACTCGACTTCCTTCGAGGGTAAGGACAATCCGATGAAGAACATCGTCGACGTTCTGACCGCGCCGGAGCTTGAGTTTGCCGCCTATACCGGCTCGTCCGCGACGACGTGGTATCTGTTTGCCGACCCGAACGCGCTCGCCGCCTTTGAAATCGCGTATCTCAACGGCGTGACCCAGCCGACGCTTCGCTCCGGCGACCTCGATATCGGAAAGCTCGGTATCGCGATCGACGGGTTCTTTGACTTCGGTATTGCGCTCCGCGATTATCGCGCCGCCCTCAAAGCAACCGCATGAGGCCGCGTTGCGTCGCCCGTCTCGTCAGTTTAGGCGCGTAGTTAGGCGGGCGACGCGCCGGTTACTTCACAACACGCAACACACAGCATAAGGATTAACGCTATGCTTGTTAAATCTACTCTTCAACAGATTTACACGAACGCCGGAACCGACCCGATCGAGGCCGGTACGGGAATCCAAGTCGGCGACGCGCTCTTTGGCGTTCTTGAGACGTACCTCAATCCCGGAGAGACCGGCGTCCTTGCGATGTCGGGTATCTGGACGCTTCCTATCGCGTCTTCGACGACCGCCTCGGCAGGGGCTATCGCGTACTGGGACAAAAGCGGCGGCAAGGTTCTCGCGTCCGGCACGTCGAAGCTCGCTATCGGCGTCTTCACGAAAGGCTCTGCGTCCGGCGAGACGGAGACGGAAATCGCCGTGTTCCCGACCGCGATGGTTTCCGCCGCTAGTTGAGTCGCGCCATGAGTCGATTCAGCAACGCGCTACTGCGGTTCCGCGACCGCTTGATTGAAAACGCGGGGGACGGCGTCGAGGTCAAACGAGACGGGGTTACGCTCGCCGCGCTCGACGTCGTTCCCGCTGTGACGCGCGTCGATCTGCTGTCTGACAAAGGTATGAAAACCACCGTGACCGTCGCCGACTTCGTCGTTCCTGTCGCGTCCGGGTGGGTTCCTAAACGGGGCGACCGCGTTCTCTGGCGCGGGCGCTCCTATATCGTCAAGCCGGTCGGAGCCGACTGGTGGTCGTACGACGACGCGGAGCAGACCTTTCTTCGCGTCCACACTCAACTGGAAACGACCGAGACATGAGCGCCGTTCTTACCCTCTACAATTACCCGGAAGCGGGAACGAACGACGCCGCGCTTATCAGCGTTCCGATTGAGTATCAAGGGCTGGTTCAAGTCTTTGACACGACGACCGTCGACGTTACCGACTACCTGATACTTAACTCGATTCTCGTTTACCGCAGAATCGATCACGGCTGGTTTGTCGCGACCGACGCC